GCCAGAGAAACTATAACGTCTAACATTACCTTGTCCATCATCATCTAAAAAATGTTCATTAGCAGAACTGTCATCATTAATTTTAAATCCAGTTGATGATATAATACCACCTGCACTTGAATTATGTCCAGAGTGTGGATTATAAAATGCATTGTTATATGATATAGTATATTTTAATGCTGAATTTAAAGTTGGTGTAAAAAATTTATATAATTTAATTGTTGTTATGTTTGATAATATTGAACTATCTACATTATCAATTTTTCTAGTTAATTCAGAATGTCTAAAGACACCTGTAAAATTTTGTAAAGTACCAGAACTGTGATTAGCAATTTCATTTAGTATATTTGTTTGAAGTGTGGTTACGTCTTTTGTAGTATTAGCAGAATTGTATTTGAAACTTGTATTAGTTGTAATGAAAGTTGTTTCTGGATCAACAATTATAGGTGTAACAGAAGCAACTGAATATTTTTTTAAACTAGTTACAATATCATTTTTACTTGCTGTCGTTAAGTTTGCACCAGATTTTGCTTTAATAGATATATAAACTTTACCATAGTTTGGTGTTGAGTTATCCTCACCACCCCATACTTGCACAGCGTCAGTATTTGCATATAAAGTTTTGACTAAAGTTTTATAATCGTTTCCCGTAACTGCCCTATCTTGAGCAGCATAATCTCTTGGTGCTTGTAATTTTATTGAAGTAATACTTTCAGGTCCTGACCCACCACTTGCATTTGCAACAGTTGTAATTGTTGTATTAGAAAAACCACCAATATTTCCTGATAGTGTAAATGAATTTGCTCCATTAGGTGCATCCCGATTACAAACAATATAATCAAAAATTACTATGTTACCATTTTCAACTGCTTTACCTAAAACGCCATCACCAAAATAAACTTCAAATCTTTCATCTTCAACCTCTTGTAAGAAATAAACTTTTGATGTTGAATTTAATTCTGTAATACCATCCGCTAATGTATAAGTTGATGTTGTAGAATCCGAAGATGAATTTTGTACCTTTACAGTTAAAGTTGTTGTATCAACATTATCATTTGGTATTATAAATCTTTGGTCTGTGTCAGATGTATTTACTGTATATTTAAAATTTAAAAGACTACCTTCTTTGATACTTAAATCATTAAAAGTATAAACACCATCAACAGGTGTGATTGTGACATCAGCGTTATTAACAAAAGAATAAGATTGACTATTTACAGTTGAGGTAAATTTTGTTCCTCTGCTCATTGTCAATGAAGCGCCAGTTGCATTATTAACAACTACTTTAATGTCTGCTGTTGAACAAGTAGAACTTGTTGGTGTATAACCAACTGATTTTGCTAGTGATACTACGTTTGTTCTTAAATCAGCACTATCTAAAAACATTTCATTGGCAGCAATATTAGCGTTGTAAGAAAGATAGTGTGTATTATATGCTAGTAAATCTAAAAGTACGGACATGCCCGAACCCTCAAAATCGTAGTCTTTAAATTCTGTTTGTTGACCTAAAAAAGTTTTTAAGTTACCTTTTATTGTATCAAAATCTAATTCTGATATATCTAATTTTGTTGCCATTTTATCTTAATCTTTCTAACATTGTTTCGACTTGCACAGGTTCAGGATAGTTAATTACATAAAAAGAAATTGTAACCAAATAAGCATTAGCGTCTAGGTTTGGTCTAGTCATAACTTGAACAATATCTGCTCTAGGTTCATATGCTCTTATAAGTGCTTCAATTTGTTTTGTAATTAAATGTGACATTTGTGGTGTCATATTTTCAAACAACATCGCTCTTAAATTTGACCCTAATTCTGGATGAAAAGGTCTCTCATAATAATTTGTTTGAAGAAGATTTCTAACACTACGTTTTACTGCTTCAACATCTTTTAAAAACGGTACATCTTTTGTAACCGTATTCGCTTGAAAGTCTAAATCTAGGTCTGTAAAAATCCTATTACTTCTTTTACTTTCATTTGATATTGATTCAGCACTATAACTTGGCATTTATTAATCTCTCCTTGTAATATTTATAACCGATTAACCAGCGAACACATTATCAGATCCTGAAGCAGAAGCATTAGGTATCCATGATCCATGTCCGCCTGTTGCGTCTCCCTTTCTGTGAACGCCAATGCCGTTTACAAATACTGTTGTTGAACCACCTGTTGCAGGGTCGCCACAACTTGTAGTATCTCCTATTCTAACTGTTCTCTCGCTATTAGTTAAAACATTTTCTGAACCAACCGCATAAGCAGTTTGATGAAAAGGGTTAGGTGTAGGACTTGCATGACCGACATGCTTGTCTTTGTTTACCCTAGTCACCTCTGGCATTATTCGTTTTCTTTATGCCATTGAATAGCGTCAGCAATATTTAAGAACCCAGTTTCAATTCTTCCTCTGTGTGTTCTTACTGTCCATCTACCAGATGTATCTTCTCTAGCATCTGTGAAATATTGTTTCCACTCTGGTTCTTTTTTAGCAGCAACTTGTTCAATAATTTCAGGTTCAGATTTTTCAGCATCTTTCTGAGCTTTCTTAACTTGTTTGATAAGTTTATCTTTAGTTAATCTTCTATCTAACTCAATACCAAATTGTCTACCTAAAGATTCAAGAGCGGCCTTTGTCATTTTTTTTAAATCTTGAGCCATTGTACTCTCCTATTTCTTCTTTGTAGTTTTTTTAATTTTTTTCTTAACTACTTTTTTCTTTTTCTTTTTTGGTTCTGCTTTCTTAGGTTCTTTTTTTTCTTCTTTTTTCTTACCGAACCAAAGCACATCTAAAAA